CATACATACGACCTGTGCAAATTCCTACTTCTGACATGGCTAAAATATATCAATGGTTTTCAAAAAGAGGTATATCAAGAGCTACAGTTGATGGAGCTAGAGTTACAAGTGGAAAAGAATACATGCCACAAATACAAAAAGAAACCAATGTAATTATGTTCAACTATTATGTTGATGGTAAGCTTGTAAATATAAAATACAGAGATGGCGCAAAGAACTTTAAATTATACAAAGGGGCACAGAAAACATTTTACAATATAGATTCAATAAAAGACAATGAAGAGTGTGTTATTGTAGAAGGAGAAATAGATTGCCTCTCTTTTATCGAAGCAGGAGTTAAAAATGTAGTAAGTGTACCAAATGGATTCACTTCAAAAGGTCAAATTAATTTAGATTATTTAACTGACTTTTACTCTTACTTTGAAAACAAATCTAAAATCTATTTATGTTTAGATAATGATGAGGCAGGTGAAAACGGTAAAAAAGAACTAATAAGACGTCTAGGTTCAGACAAAGTTTATTTGTGTGATTTACAAGATTTAAAAGACGCAAACGATTTTCTTGTGAAACATGGAGCTCAACAACTAAAAGCAGTAGTTGAAAATGCTATACCATGCCCAATAGAAAACGTCATCAGAGTTTCTGATATGTATAAAGACCTTGATGAGTTTTATAAAAATGGCATCAAGAATGGTTATAAAATAGGGCTGAATGGTTTTGATAATATATTCTCAACTTACACAAAACAATTTATAGTTGTAACAGGATTCCCTTCCAGTGGTAAATCAGATTTTGTCGACCAAATGACTATTGGTTACAATATGATGTATGGTTGGAAAACAGCTTATGCCTCCACAGAAAACTATCCACAATATTTACATGTAGATAAGCTTGTTAGAAAACTTTATGGAAATACACCTGACTTTGAAGGAACAAAACAAAATGATTGGAAGAAGTGTGTCGAGCATATAAATAGAAACTTTTTCTTCATTGACTTTGAAGAGGGTTTTGATTTAGATAAAGTATTAAAGAAAGGCGAAGAGCTTGTAAAAAGAGTTGGTATTAGGTGTTTAGTTATAGACCCATACAACAAAATCAGAGACAAGTCTAGCCTCAACATGAGCATAACAGACTATACAAACATGTATCTAAATAAAGTAGATAACTTTTGTAAGAAACATGATGTAATTTGTATTGTTGTTGCTCACCCTACAAAACCACAAAGCGACAAAGGTAAACTAATAGAGCCTACTTTTTATGATGTAAAAGGTGGTGGAGAGTTTTACGACATGAGCCCTCATGGATTATTAGTACATAGGGATTATGATAATGGAACAGTAAAAGTGAAAGTTCTAAAGGTAAAGTTTGCTAACTTAGGTGAAAACCAAGCAGAGGTTCTTTACAGTTGGAATGTAAATAATGGACGATACACTACCATAAACAATGGTGTTCCAAATTGGGATAATGAAATATGGATTGACAACAAAAACAATCCTTTTGAATTATCTAAGTCTATTGACATTGATTTTAACGATATAGAAATATGAAAAAAATAAAAAAATATTTGACAAGATTAAATAAAATCCTTTGGAGAGGATTAGAGAAAACAAGCTTCGGAAAATTTTAAAACTATGAAAACAATTTTATTATACATAACAGTTACAGCAACTATATATCACGCTGTACCAGAACAGACAGATGCGACCCCATTTATTACGGCGTCGAATAAAGTTATTAATAAAGATGCTCCAGGCTCACATAGATGGATTGCGGTTTCAAGAGACCTAGAAAAATTAGGATTTGTATTTGGAGCAAAGGTATGTGTTGAAAATGCTGGACAAATGAATGGTTATTGGACGGTTCAAGACAGAATGAATAAAAGATGGTCACACAGAATAGATTTTTTAGTTGATGAATCTATGCGTGGAGGCAAATGGGAAAACGTAAAAATATATTTAGTTGAATAGCTTAATTAGAAATAGCAAAGAGGTAAGAAAAACAATAGATTTTACAGGTGTGCAAAATGGATTGATGCACCCAAGTGATATTGATGCTGTTCTTGAGTTTGATAACGACATTCTAATTTTAATGGAAGTTAAAAAACAAGGCATCGAGATTCCTGTTGGACAGAAACTATTACTTGAGCGTATTTCACAATCATGGCATACCCCACGAAGCGTGGTGTTAAAAGTAGAATATCTAAATATATTTAAAGACGATGAAGACGTTCCTTTAGACCAATGCTATGTCACAGAGTTTTATTTTAATAAAAAATGGCGAGATACTAAAAAACCTGTGAATTTGGTTATGGCTCTAAATGTATTAGGGAAAAAATGGAAGAATGAAAAATGTAAATTCTGAATTAGGATTCATACATATTAGTATGGGAATATGCTTTAAACACAATATTAAAGTATATCCAATAATATTTAATAGAAAGTATTTAAAGATTGAAATAGATAACAACGGTATAAAAAAACAAGGCACAAAAACATATGACCCAAAAACAGAACAAAAAGAATTACAACAAAAAATTGCAGAACTTTACAGATTGCTGGCAGAGAGAATACAGCCAGCAAAGTAGAGTTTACATGCTTGATGAAAAACATCTTCAATATTTGTTTTACACTTTTGTTGAAATGAATGATGAAGAGTTCATCGAAAATATTGAAGAGATTTTACACTTTGCTGTGTATGTGGTTTATCTAAAAGATATTCCTACTAAAGAAGTCATGTGTGATGAGGGCCTGATACATGAGCTTGTACATCTACTCAAAAAAAGTACCAGAAACGAGGTTGATTTAGATAAATTAAGAGATAATTTCAACAAATTGTTGATTATTCCAAAAAAATTCGTTACTTTACAAAAAAAACAAGGAAATGGCTAACATTTCTAAACAACCAAAAAAAGAAACGATACTTGATTTAGTAGCTGAATTCAATTCGGCTTTCGGAATTAAGACATCTAAAAAACCTACGCTAGCAACTAGCGAAGATTATAAATTAAAATTCAATTTACTCAAAGAAGAGCTTGATGAATACCTTCAAGCTTGTGAAGATGAAAACTTGGTTGAAGTGTCTGACGCTATTATAGATATGTTTTATGTATTATCTGGAATAGCTTTATTACATGGAATACAAAACAGGGTTCCTGATATGTTTCTAGAAGTTCACAACTCTAACATGAGTAAACTTGAAAACGGAAAAATATTAAAAAGAGCTGATGGTAAAATTATCAAAGGTTCTGAATATTTTAAACCTAACCTTAAAAAATTTATAGATGGATGAAAATCTAGAAAGGTTGATAGAGAAAGTTTTAGGTTATAAAACATGGAGTGATAAAAAGAAGATAGACACTCTTCTGGAATATGACTGTAACATGTACACTAATCTAGGAATAGACTCTACAAAAACACAAGTTGAAAACGTAAAAAGAAACTCAAGGGCAATATATAGGGCTATATCTAAAGTTAATCCAAAGGTAGGTAAAGACTTCCTTTGGCATATGGATAAGTAAAATGCCTATAGTAGCCAGAGAACGATATATTCTTACGACGTTTAATCAAATGCACGAAAAATTAAACAATGCGTTTGAGGAGATATCTGACGGCGACTTTGAAGATTGCAAACAAACAATTAACTCTTTAATACACGATTTAAGAGATGTAAAAAAATCAATGGACCAATGAAAAAAGTTTGCTGGATTACACCAGACGAGGCGAGAGCTTTATCACTGCCCCCAAAACAACCTGAAAAAAACAGAAGGAAGTTCAGGGCTACTCTCGACTTTTTTCAACAACAAGAGTTAAGGAAAATAAAACATAAAGGAGTTTATGAATATTGCAAAGCAAGAGGCATAGACTTCGATAATGTAAGACAGTACTGGGACAAAACAAAAGAGTACTCGGTACAAGTAAGACCAGAAACTGTATCATATACAGATATATCTAAACAAATTATATCTGAAATGAACAAACATTCTCCGTCTTACGAGAAAATAAAAAGAGTTAAATCTAAAAACCCACACCTGTTGGTTATAGACCCTGCAGATGTACACATAGGAAAACTTGCAACAAGTTTTGAAACAGGTGAAGACTACAATCAAGAGATAGCAGTTCAAAGGGTTAGGGAAGGTGTAAAAGGGATACTTAATAAATCTTCTGGATTTAACATAGAAAAAATATTATTGATTATAGGTAACGACATATTACATATTGATTCTCCAAAGAGAACAACCACATCTGGAACACCACAGGATACAGATGGTATGTGGTATGAAAACTTTTTAAAAGCTAAAAAATTATACGTAGAAATTATAGAAAAGTTAATTGGGCTGTCTGACGTGCATGTAGTGTATAATCCATCCAACCATGATTATACAAACGGATTCTTTCTGGCTGATGTAATTAAAAGCTGGTTTAGAAAATGCGCAAATGTTACATTTGATACAAGCATATCACATAGAAAATATTTCAAATACGGAAAAAATCTTATAGGAAGTACACATGGTGATGGAGCAAAAATACAAGACTTGCCACTGCTTATGGCTGTTGAATCAGCTAAGTCCTGGCATGATACAAAGCACAGGTATTTTTACACACACCATGTGCACCATAAAACATCGAAAGATTTTCAAGGAATTACTGTTGAGTCCTTGAGAAGCCCCAGTGCTGCTGATTCATGGCATCACAGGAATGGATATCAACACAACCCCAAAGCAATAGAAGGATTTTTACATCATCCTGAATTTGGGCAAGTAGCACGTTTAACTCATATATTTTAATTATGTACGATTGGTCACAACTTTCTTTTACCATTAGATGGCCTCACCAAGGGATTATGGTTGGCTATGAATTCTATGAACCTACTCACGAAGAAAACTATATAACAATAAAAGCACACTTGTTTTTTTTGACAGTCAATTATGAATTTGGTTATGGAGAATCTCCATACGATGAATAAAAATTTGTATATTTGTATATAGCGATATATTCTTATGTATCCCTGTCTTGTTTTCATCGAAAGGCCCTCATATCCCATGAGGGTTTTTTTTATATTTGTGTATGGAGTTTCCCTTCGATAAATTGTTTATTAATAAAGAAGCCACAGATGATGAAATCGTTGTGATAAGACAAATATTGAGGAGCATTGATGTACCAAAATATTTAATCAACAACTTTTTGTATTTGCATATTGGTGAAGATGGTACTATTGAGTTACTTTCATTTGACAATAATTATGTGTATATTGCTTCAAAAGAATTACAGGTAACAAATAAAATGGCTGTGCAATACTTGAAGGACAGAGATAAAATCGACCAAGAGGTAAACAAGTTGCTATACTGGGCAGGATTAAATAACATTAAAAAGTATGTTCCTGTTATTTCTGAAGAAACTTTGGAAACAGGCACCTCTAAAAAATACGCTAACTTCAATGTGTACGCTAACTCTATTGAACACGCTACTCTTGTAGCAACTCTAATGAGCAAGAAGGATTACTTGTACATGGAAGATGTAGATGCGTAGATATTCAAAAAAAAAGAGACAGATAACTAGGTTTAAAAAAACCAAAGTTGATGGCATTGAGTTTCAGTCCAAACTTGAATCTCACATGTACTTATTACTGAAAGCTCACAAAATAGATTCTGGCTACGAATCAACAAAGTTCACAATCATTGACGGATTCATGGCTGATTTTAGTAGCTATGAAAAAACCCCAACTAAAAAATTCTTACACGACAGAGGACATAAAAAGATTTTACC